TTAAGATTGCTGACAAGTTGAGCGATACCGATTACTGGAAACTTCTTAGCGATGTGTGGATTGATACAGAAAACCAGTATGCCTACCTCAAAGAGTGGAAAAAGTTATTGGCTTCAAAGCGTTCGAATCGTCATTACATGATGGACGAAGAGGATGACAATATCTTGCGTTCGCTTCCTGAGTTGGTCACTATCTATCGCGGATGCCAAAAAGGTATTAACGAAAATGGTTTGTCATGGAGTTTAGATAAGTCCAAAGCAGAATTTTTTGCCAATCGATTTGGCAAGAAAGGAATCATCCTAGAGAGGACGGTTTCCAAGAATGACATCGTGGCAGTTCTTACAGGTCGCGGTGAATCCGAGGTTATATGGGAGGAGACAAAATGAAATGCTATATGTGCGGTAGTGAGTATAGAATCACCATCATCAAGGAAAAAGCCTATTGCTTCAGGTGCGAATCAGATTACGCCCTTGAGCAGTACGGATTAGTTCGACCAATCAAAAGGGAGGCATCATGATAGAAGAGCGATTAGCACAAAAGGGAATCCGCCTAACGGCAAAGGGTAAGCGCTGGGCTGAGAATTTCGAAGGCTCCGTGATAGCCCTTGGAATCTTGCTCGTATTCGGCATTGTGGGGTCAATAGAGACAGGGCGGTGGTTCTAGTGATACTTCCAGCATGGTTTAGACGCCAAGAGCCTCTACGAGTCTCTGAAGCCTCCCTCGCCCGCATACGCGAGCGCGAGCGCGAGAAGGCGCTCATGGAAGAGGCGGACAAGCGACGCGCCATAAAAAAGGCTCAAGCCTTTAAGTTGAATACTAAACCCCAGTAGTGTAAACTGGTGTTGTAACCAAGAGAGGGGTCACAATGAAATATGAAGGATTAGAAGTTGTCGAAAGAGACAGCGCTAAAGGCTCTGCTGAATATCTTTACAAGGGTGTAAGGGTTTCTAAATACGGCGGAAAGTTTGTTTTCAAAGTAAATCATTTCAGGGCTTCAGCGATAGTGCCAACAAATTACTCGAAAGCAAAATACTCCACACTTAAAGAGGTAATCGCCAAGATTGATTCTTGGTTAATAATGGAAAATGTTGGAGTAGATAGAAAAGAAATCATTAACGGTTTGAGTGACAGACAAACTTTAAGAGACAGAGGTGAGTGGAACGCATAATAACCAACCCTAGTTATGTTAGACTGGTGTTGTAACCAACAGAGAGGATACAAAATGACTCAAGTAATAGAAAAAGTAAAAAGTGCTTACGACATTCTTGTTGAAGCATCAGAAGCGGCAGAAGCAGCGGTCAAGGCTTGCCGACCAACACCAATGATTGTTGGTACTCCAACAACTCCACTTGGAAATGTAATTGATGAAACTAAGGAAACTTGGTTTGTCGAGGGCGGTGTTTGCGGATTTGCTTCCGTAATAATCAAGCCAGCGCGAGGAAAATTCGTAACGCTTTTGAAAACTCGCGGTGTGGGGCGTAAGTCTTACTACGGTGGTTGGGATGTTTCCTCTTGGGAATTCGCACCAAGTATCCGCCGTGACCAAAGTTACGAAAGAGCGTGTGCAGCAGCAGCGGGAGCGGTAAAAGTTCTCCAAAGTTACGGCATCAACGCTTATGTGGATGCGCGGATAGACTAACTAAAAAGAATTCACCCTCCAGTTTCTTTTTGGGCTACTGGAGGGTGAATCTATAGGCAATGAGGTACCATTCCTATCGGGTACCCATAGTTCGGTGGCGTTGATGCTTTGTTGCGCGTCCGTCCTCTCTCTAGCGTGACTTATCTGCTCCGCCACCGAACGCCCAACTTTGGTTGAAAATACCCTTGACATCTATTCATCTGAGTCTGCTACCTTTAATGCAGGTTCGCAAAACACCTACACCTCAAAAGCGAGGTCAGTCCGATACTGACAATTCGTGAAGCGCTACATCCAGTAGTGACAAAGAGTTCGCTCCGAACAGTGGAGGATTATGCGATTCTATGAGAAAGTATTATCAAAACCGATTCCAGTAGGAATCTTCGTTCTAGGATTTATTCTTCTAAATCCTTTCCACATACCGCCTGACCCAGTTGCTCAAGCAGTTGTTGTGGAAGTGCCAAAACCAGTATTGGTAGAGCGCACACCTGAAGCATCAAAGGCTTATGCCAAAACTCAATTGTCTAAATTCGGTTGGGACACTCCTGTTCAATGGGAATGTTTGCTATCGCTGTGGACAAAGGAATCAAATTGGCGCCCCAATGCTTACAACAAAACTCCTGTCCGTCAGAATGGCGAAAAACTCCATGCTGGAGGGATTCCTCAGATTCTCGGACTTGACCCTGACACAACAGTTGAGCGACAAATTGAGCGAGGATTGATTTATGTCGAATCTCGATATTCGAATCCCTGCTCGGCGTGGCGCTTTTGGGAAAGAAATTTTTGGTACTAACCTCGCCACATGAGTGAGGAAAACAAGAAACCTTCATTGATTGACGATGCGCTCGCGGAAATCGGGCGCATCGCCTTTCTTGACCCTGCAATCTGTACTGGATGGGTTTTAGTATCAGAGTGGATGGGCGAGGGCGAGAAAGAGTATTGGACGCTCACACTTGCCGATGATGATAACCCTGACTGGCGACACAAAGGATTAGTTCATCACGCTTTAGCGACATGGGAGGCAAATGATGACATCGGATTCAAAGATGAGCCAAAGTCTTGAGCAAGAACGAATAGCACTTCTCAAACAATTACTTGAAGAGCGCTTTGGAGTTCCGACACGCGAAAGCGCTGAATCCATCGAATCTAATAAATAGTCTGTCACAATTACCAACATGGGTTTAAGTTCTTTTGTCGATGAGGCTCCGTGCCGTAACTCTGACCCATGGCTTTTTGACCAATATCAAATTGATTTAGCAATGCCCGCTTTACAAATTTGCAAAGGTTGTCCTTTTTGGCAAAACTGTAACGATTTAGTTGAGCCTAAGAGTAATTTTTTTGATGGAGTTTGTGCTGGCAAGGTATGGCGGAATGGTCGAGTTTTGGCTAAGTTAGATTCTGCTTTCCCAAACCGTTTGATAGTTGGAGAGGAATTAGATGAGGATGCCATGGCAGTTCGAGGGAGCGAGTTGCTCGGGGGTGGAGACGGATTATTACTTTCCTGAGCAGAACAAAGTCAGCCAAGAGAATGTACTAGCAAAAAAGATTTGTAGCACTTGCGTATGGAAAACAGATTGTCTGACCTATGCGCTACATTACAAAGTGCTTGGTATATGGGGCGGAACAACCCTAAGACAAAGAGATGAATTAAGAAAAAAACTAAATATAATAGGCAAACCAATATCAAACGAGAGGCACAAAATATGAGCGCACCAATTACAATTACAGGAAATTTAGTTGCTGACCCTGAATTAAAATTCACACAAAACGCAAAAGCGTTAGCAACATTTACAGTAGTTTCATCAAAGTCCGTCAAGAAGCCTGATGGCACTTGGGAAAATACCGATACAACATTTTGGGACATCAAGGCATGGGGCAAGACCGCTGAGAATGTTGCAGATGCACTTCGTAAGGGAGTTGCCGTTATCGTCTCAGGCACAGCCGTCCAAGAATCTTGGGAAGATAAAAACACAGGACAAAAGCGTTCAAAGATTACGGTTACAGCATGGAGCGTTGGGGCTGACCTCAAGCGCCATACCTATCATGTGCCAGTTATCGAGCGCTCAGATTCTTCATTCAATCCACCAAGCCCAGTAGACGAGTTTGACCCTTGGAGCAAGCCTCTTTCAGAGGTCGCACCTTTCTAACCCATGTTGTATGCTAGGGGTTGAAAATACTCTGAAGGGGGTAGGAAATGGCGTGGACTGATTATTTCGTATCCAACATTGTTGGGTCGAAGGTAGTTGTATCTGCACTTGGAAAGCCGTTTGTTTCTCATGAGATTGCTCTTCGCGAGTATGTCGAGATTGAAATGACTGAGCAAACTTATGAACTTCCATTCAAAATCGTTTTCCGTTCATTCGACGCAGTAGGCGGCGAGTTGGAAAACAGAATTTACGGCTTTGCTGGCACAAAAGATATGGCTCGTAAACTTGCCATTGAAGTTACTAACTTGCGTTTGAATTCTCGCGAGTTCGTACTTGATGGCGAATAAAGGCTAAATTCGTATAGCGCTATAATCGCTAAGTGTATGACGACTTCGTAGCCCGCGATGGCGTTATCTCTGTTCTCGGAAGTTTTGCCATTCAGTCTCATGAGTTATTCATGGAGTTGCAAAAGGCAGGATTTGATGAAGAGCAAGCGATTAAAATTGTTGTCGGATTAGCGAACAAAGAGTAGGCGAGAGGCACACATGGCAGAAAGACCTGACCTACAGGAGTTTGGCTCTACTGGTTTACGCCGTTCAGGTGGAACGGTTTATGAAGAATTTCTCGTCAATCTTAGAGGTATTCGCGGTGCAAAGACTTATCGCGAAATGGCAGATAACGACCCAACAATCGGGTCAATGTTGTTTGCAGTTGAAAAGGTTATTACTCGTCTTGAATGGCGTGTAGACCCATTTAGCGATGATTCAGAAGATGGCGAAGTAAACGCTAAAGATAAAGAAGCCGCAGTATTTGTTGAATCGTGTATTCACGATATGTCGGATTCATGGGATGCAACGCTTTCACAAATTCTTTCA